CCTCTTGTCCAGCTAGGTAGATGAAAAAGATGTATAGATACGTCGGGTACATAATATACGGGTATTTGTCCAGTAGTTGAGCTAATGGCTACATTAGCTTTTACTTGATTTTCTCGATCAGGTATTCTGTCTAGATAGTATTTTATTGGTTCTACTAATAGTACTCTGTCGCCTGATTTGGCCACATCATAGGCGGTGTCGAAATCACAGCTGCCTATGTCTACGTAATCATACTTCATCTTTTACTCTTTCAAAATAAAGTAAGTTCTGAGTAAACCATCCCATGTGTATGCCTTTGCGCATATCTTGTATAAGTTGATCTTCTCTTTCATGATTTCGTACTAGTCCTGCTTCTGTAAGTAAGTCTGCCCACTCTTGCTTGTCACGACAATTAATATGACCAATACCACCTTGACCTACTGCAGCTGCAGTCCATATCAAGGTATATTTAACTGTTTGTGCTACTTTAGCTACTACTTCTTCTGAACGTTCTTTTTCAATATGTTCAGCTACTTCCATACATACAACTACATCGGCTTCTTCTTTTTCAATATCGAAAAGGCTCTTGTATTCAAGGTAAGCTTTACCATGTACACGATCATCGATATCTAAGCCATGGGCGTCTATACCTTCAGAACGAAATGAATTTACAAAGTGTCCTGGTCCGCATCCAATATCTAATAAGCTAGAAGGATTCAATTCCTTTTTAATCCAGGTAGCTAGGCGATCTGCAAAAGGTTTTTCTTCTGCTTGCATATGGTTAAAGTTAAGGCGCTCTGGATATTTTGGCATATCACGTTTTAGCCAGCCTAGGTCTTGTCGATCGTATTTACGCTCATACCAACCTTTGTTAGTATAGACATTCATAATTTCTTCAAAAAATTCCTCGTACATTGGGGCAACTTTATCTAAGGAAAAGTTTTCTGCCCATTGACGACAGTTTCGAGGATCAATTCTATCAATATTTTCAGCCGCCCATACAAAGTGATCGAACGTTCGGCAACGATATCCGGTAACACCATGTATATTATTTTCTGCAAAAGAGCCCCAATCTGTTGTGATTGTGGGAGTTCCTGAGAACAGTAATTCCATCTGTACACCACCAAACGGTTCAATATACATTGATGGTACAAATGCTCCTTTGGCTCCAGCCATTAGCTCTTTACGCTTAGCTTGGTCTGCATAACCAACAAACTCTACGTGTTCTGGGAAGGTTAAATTTTCAGGATTTTGTCCTGCTATAATTAGTTTAGCTCCAATTGCTTGTGTAGCTTGTACTGCAATATGAACACCTTTGCCCTCATATACGCGACCTAAGAATAAGAAGTAATCATCTTTCTTTTCACGAAACTCAAAGTCGTCTGGATCAAAGTAGTTTGGAATTACTGATTCATACCAGTCTTGTTTACAAGTAGCTACTGAGTTAAGTCCTGCGTATGCATGATATATAGCATATGACTCAAAAATTTTCCAGCGAGTCCAATGTCCTCCAGCATAACCAATACCTGGCTCTACTACAATTAGATCATTATGTGCATCACATACTGGTCGTACCCCTGGTCCCCAAAAAGGCAGTAAGAAATCTAATGGCTGCTTGCGTTTAGCAATTTCTAATATGGCGTTCTTAAAGAAAGTCTGATATACATGGTCGTTCATATCGAACTTAAAAAAGTTCTTGCGCCAGTCATGCGTACCATAGGACTTGTCTAAATCTTCATTGGTTACTACTGTTACATGTTCATCACAATCTAGCTGTGAGTCTTCATGCCCGTAGTGTACAACATAATGACCGCGGGCGCGCATCATCTTAGCAAACTTTAAAACTTTTTGAGTATAGGCACAAGCCACATAGTCCTTGTTAGTAACGGTATGTGGAAGTCCTAGTATATGGAAGCGAAATTTCATGTTATTCTTGTTCTACGTTAATCTGATCCCATTGCTGGGTACTTTCATTCCAAACTGGTATAATAGGCCACACTAATTTAGGATACGTGATCGGTGCATCCCAATTTAGTGTACTTGGATTAAAACTCCAACTAGGAAAAGGCGAGGGGGTAACAAATACTCCATATTCTGGGCTATACGCCCAGCCTACGTCTGGATACTGCGAAAACTCATTTAGTGAGAGTTCCTGCCACTCAGGTCCAGGGGGTTGTGGGTGTTCTTCTACTCTTTGTACGATTGAATTTTCTAAAAGTGCATACTTTGGCATTTAACCACCTGTTGTGAATGTATAAATAGCATAACGAACTGCATCAGCGCAGTGAGATGCCATACCGTGCTCAGGACGTTCTTTTACTAGATTTGTTTTATGGTCCCATCTGTACTCATTGAACATTATAAGAATGTTTTCGCAATGAGGAGATACTTTTATTCGACCTTGTTCAACAAGTGAGGCAACCATTGCTAATCCATCAAGAACGGACTTCTTAGCCTTAATAGTAGCTATATCATGAGTATAGGCAAGATCTGCTGCAAACTGAGCTGCTGCTGAGTCAATAAAGATAGTTTCAATTCCCCACTTATCTATCAACTCTCTGATTTTTTCAACGTGACCTTCAGTAGTAGCCTGAGCTTCTTGATACTCGTCTACGATATGGTATGAGTCAAGGGCGGCTTTATAAACTATAACTGCAAAAGCAGTTGGGTCTTTATATCCAGGGTCTAACCCAGCTATGACTTCGTCGCCATCATCTTTAACATATTCTTCAACAAATCTTTCTTCATCAAACTGGAAGATTTGTCCTTCGTAGGTTGAGAACGAAGCCATGTACTCTTGTTCAAACTCAGCTTTCGACATAACTGTACGAGCTTCTTGAACGTCTGACTCGCTCATACGATGGTTTTCTGTGTAGTCTGCTGTGATAGAAGCCCACTCAGGGTATTTATCTGAGAACCCACGATCAAAGAATCGACTGAACCAGTTGTTTTTACCACGAGGAGTGGAGATAAAAATTGCTTTTGATCCAGGACGGTCAAGGGTAGGACGAAGAGCGACATTAAAAGCAGCTTCTCCATCTCCAAGTGCGGCCTCATCAAATATAATAAGATCGTAAC